TTGATTGTGTGATTGGTGATGAAGCACACTTGTTCAAGTCCAAATCACTCACTGGTATTATGACAAAGCTTCATAATGCGAAATATAGATTTGGTTTCACTGGAACACTTGATGGTAGTAAAACACACAAGTGGGTATTAGAAGGTTTGTTTGGTGATTGCGAGCGTGTAACTAAAACAGATGATCTTATCCGTGAAGGTCACCTATCTAAATTTAGGATCAAAGTTTTACTTTGTAAACATGCTCCACAATATTTTGACACATACCATGAAGAAATTGAGTATCTAATACAACATCGTGGAAGAAATAATTTGATCAAAAATCTAGTCAAAGATATAGATGGCAATACACTTGTTCTGTTCAACTATGTTGAGAAACACGGAGAGCCACTTTTTGATTTGATAAATAGCACAATAGATCCCACCAGGAAAATATTTTTTGTTCATGGTGGAACTGATGTTGAGGACAGAGAGCAAGTCCGTCAAATTACTGAAATTGAAAACAATGCTGTGATCATCGCTTCATACGGCACGTTCTCAACTGGTATCAACATCAAACGACTACACAATATTATATTCGCTTCACCCAGTAAGTCACGTATTCGGAACTTACAGTCCATCGGAAGGGTCCTACGCAAAGGTGAAGGAAAGGACATCGCAACCTTATATGATATCGCAGATGACATTGGAGGACAAAATTATACTCTAAAACATCTAAACGAAAGAGTGAATATTTACAATGAAGAAAACTTTAAGTATGAGGTTATAAGAGTAAACCTTAGAGCAAGCTAAAATATGGAAGAAGAATTTTATGCAACACTAAAGTTAGTATCAGGTGAAGAGGTAGTGGCAAAGGTCTGTTACCTTCCCGATGAAGACAAACTTATGTTAGACAAACCACTAGCTGTTGAAACTGCCAAACAAAAGAAAGGTCATATGGAAGTCACAGGGTTCGCTCTGAAAGAATGGATCTCTGCTACATTTGATGATATGTTTATTATCAAACGAGATCATGTCCTTACCATGACTGAACTGGATGAGACGATTGAAGAATTTTATATCAAGACCCTCAGTAAATTAGAGAGCGCCAAAACGCTTGTCGGCAGAGGATCAAAGCTCCCCCGTAGATCTGGATATCTTGGATCTATCAAGGAAGTGAAAAAATCTTTAGAAGATATCTATAAGAAAAGTTAAAAGCTATAACTCATCTGAACCCTTGACAGAGTTATTGTACTGGGTTTCTGAGGTCATGTCAAGCCCCCCTTTACAATTGAACCATACGATGCTATACTTGATACAAATCATGTGAGACAACCGTGACATTCGCAGTAATGACAAGAAAAAAACAGACAGAAAATTACGTCAATAATAAAGAGTTTCTTGCTGCGATCAGTGAATACCGATCTAAGGTTATTGCTGCGAAAGAAGCGGGGAAACCTCGACCACGAGTAACAAATTACTTAGGGGAGTGTTTCCTGAAAATTGCCACGCATCTGTCTTACAAACCAAACTTTGTCAATTACATGTTCCGTGAGGACATGATTTGTGACGGAATTGAAAACTGCTTACAGTATATTGATAACTTTGATCCAGAGAAATCAACCAATCCGTTTGCTTATTTCACACAAATTATTTACTACGCATTCCTTCGTCGTATTCAGAAAGAAAAGAAACAGCTTGAGATCAAAGGAAAGATCCTTGAGCGTTCAGGATATGACGAAGTGATGCATACAGACACATTTGATGGTACAATGTCTGGTATGAACGCATCCTATTCCGACATGGGTACGATCAAAGAAAGTATTGAAACACGAATGAACCGATGAGTGATTATGAATGGATTGATGAATGTTTCCGTGTCGAACAGAAACGCTTTGGAACTTGGTCTAGCTACGATAAAGAAGGTAAGGGCATCCTCACCACACTTGGTAAGGAACACCTTATTGATGCGACCCGTTGGTATCTACGAGCAAAACAAGATGGGTTCTCTGAACCAACTATTCAATACGATGGAACTGTTGGAGGAAAATTATGAAAGTAGCACTGATCACTGACCAGCATTTGGATGGACGCAAAGGATCTCTAGCATTCTGGAATTTCTTTCAAAAGTTCTATGATGAAGTATTCTTTCCCACCCTAAAGAAAAAAGGTGTCACCCATGTAATTGATCTTGGAGATACCTTTGACAATCGTAAGTCAATGGACTTCAACACCTTCCACCGTGTCAAGACAAACTATTTTGATAAACTACAAGGTTATAAAGTACATATGCTTTTGGGCAATCATTGTACTTACTATAAAAATACTAATCGGATCAATTCACCTGAACTCCTATTGGAGCAATATTCAAACATCAACATTTATGCTTCACCAAAGCATCTTACATTAGGTAGTAAGAAGTTCCTGATGTTGCCTTGGATCAACACAGAAAACCGTGATGAGGTCTTCAAGCTACTTGAAACTTCCGATGCTGATATCTGTTGTGGGCATTTGGAACTTGATGGATTTGAAGTTACGCCTGGCATGAAAATGGAGCACGGTATGGATCCTAAGTTGTTCCACCGTTTTCCTCGTGTCTGGTCTGGACATTTCCATCACCGTTCAAAGAAAGGAAACATTCAGTATCTTGGCAATCCTTATCAGATGTATTGGAATGACTACAAGGACACCCGTGGATTTCATATTTACGATACTCAAAGTGATAAACTTGAGTATATCCCAAACCCGTTCGAGATCTTCGAGAAGATTACCTACGACGACAGCAAAGAAGATTACAACAAACAAGATGTGTCTAGTTATAAAGACAAGTACATCAAGATCGTCGTTGATGAAAAGCGGGACTACCAAATGTTCGAAACATTGGTTGATCGTCTTTACAACGTAGGTGTTCATGATGTGAAGATTGTAGAAAATCTTGTCGGTGAAGACAACAAAACCGACATTGATATCTCCGCAAAAGATACATTGACACTTCTAAATGAATACATTGATGAAGTAGAAATGACCGTCAGCAAGTCAGATCTCAAGAACTTGATGAGGTCTCTATATATTGAGAGTTGTAACGTTGTCTAACATGTACATCGTAACCTTGGAAGATCACCCCGATGGCGTATATTCTGTCTTCGATGAACAAGAAGACAGAGTTATTCCTATCTTTCAAGAAGAAGATGATGCTGACCGTTACCTGATGATGCTAGAAGAAGACCAAGATTATCCGCCAATGCAGATCGTTGAGGTTGACGACCATGTTATAATAGGAGCATGTCAAGAGCGTGGCCATAGATTTACGATCATAACTCCTGATGATTTTTTGATACCACCTGATGATTTAGAATGATTATTTTCAAAAAGATCCGTTGGAAAAACTTCCTCAGCACTGGTAATGTGTTTAGTGAAGTTGATTTGGAAGCGGCTAAAACCAATTTGATCGTTGGCACCAACGGGGCAGGTAAGAGCACCATTCTGGATGCGCTTACCTTTTCTCTGTTTGGCAAACCATTTCGTAAGATCAACAAACCATTGCTGGTCAATAGCATCAACGAAAAAGATTGCCTGACTGAAATTGAATTCAGCATCGGTCGTAGTGACTATAAGGTTGTTCGTGGTATCAAACCCAACAAGTTTGAGATCTATTGTAACGGTCAGCTCTGGAACCAAGAGAGTACAGTTGTAGATCAGCAAAAGAACTTTGAGCAGAATGTTCTGAAGTTGAATTACAAATCATTCACGCAGATTGTGGTTCTGGGATCTTCTACGTTTGTTCCTTTTATGCGTCTGCCTCTGGCACAACGCCGTGAGATCATTGAAGATATCTTGGACATTCAAGTATTCTCTACGATGAATGTATTGCTCAAGGATAAAGTCCGAGAGAATAACGAAGAGATCAAGAACTTGGACTATCAACTTCATCTGCTTGAGGAGAAGATTGAGCTTCAAAAGAACTATATGTTTGAATTGGAAAAGAAAACCAAGGAAGAGATCACCCGCAAAGAAAATAAGATTGCAGAATTGTTAGAAGATGAAAACACACAGCACCATGAGATAGAGCGTCTGACTTCTGAAGTCGAAAAACATTCTAAAGAAATGGAAGCACTGTCAAATTCTTCATCCAAGCTGAAGAAGATGAACACTTTTCTCTTCAAAATACAATCAAAACTTTCATCTTGTCAGAAAGAACATGCGTTCTTCTCTGATAATCATGTCTGTCCTACCTGTACTCAAGACCTGAGTGAAGAATTTAGACAAACTAAGATTGCTGAAGGTGAAGGGGAGTTAAATAATCTCCAAAGGGGTATTGAAGATCTGCTCGATGCTATCGCAAAAGAAGAGGAGCGAGAAAATGAATTCGCAAGATTATCAAAAGTTATACTTGGCTTCAACTCTTCTATTACTCAAGCGAATTATCAGATTACTTCCTTACGAAAAACAATCGGTGATATAGAAACCGAGATCAAAGAACTGGAAGGAACTAACCCAGACAAGAAAGCAGAGTTTGTCAAACTTGAAGGACTTGTTACGAATAAAAAAGATTTGAGCAAGACCTTTGCTGAATACAAGAAGGATCGTGATACACTATTAGTTGCCTCTCAACTTCTCAAAGATAACGGGATCAAAACCAGGATCATCAAGACATACCTGCCTGCGATGAACCAACTGATCAACCAGTATCTACAACGTATGGATTTCTATGTGAACTTTACGTTGACCGAGAACTTTGAAGAGACCATCAAATCTAGATATCGGGATGTGTTTTCATATGATAGTTTCAGCGAAGGAGAGAAAGCTAGAATTGATATTGCTTTGTTGCTTACTTGGAGAGCTATTGCTAAG